CGGAACCGGCCATAGACGACGAGGATGACGGCGTCCGCGACTACTACATCACCAAGGGGAAGCAGGACTTCCAGGCCGCCCGCGCCGCACTGAAGAAGGTCGGAGCAGCGGACATCGCCGTCGGTGGCCACCTCTATGTCCGGTGGTTCAAGGGCGAAGGCGCCATGGGCGACCCGCGGCAATTCGAAATGATGTACGAGCCGCCTGCTCAGACCTCCGCCGGCTTCCTCGACGACGGCCCGGGCGCACCGGCTGGGCCGCCATCCATGCCGCCCCAGGTGCCCAACAGCGCCACGCCGGTGACGGCTCCGGCCCAGCCTCCGCAGCCGGCGCTGAACCCTGCCACCGGGCAGTGGGAGCTGCCGAGCGCCGCGCCCGCGGCTCCGGCCCAGCCCCCGCAGCCGGTCTGGAACGCAGCCACGGGACAGTGGGAGCTGCCGAGCGCGGCGCCCGCGGGCGGGGTGACCAACCCATTCCGGCAGTAGGGCACTCGGATGGCGTGGACAGCCACGTAACACCCGCAGCGAGCGCGCCGGGCTGGTTGGGCGCGGGTCCACGTGGGCTCGCTGCGGGGGCCATCACCCGAATGGAGTATGTACACTGCTATGCACTCGTGTACAGTAGTGGACACAGCGGCCCGGAGATGAAAGACAAGGGCCACCGGCTGAGAGTCCCTTCGCCGGGCCGCTGCCCCATCTACCGAGAGAAGGTCACCGATGAGTGTCGCCGTCACCAACGCCCGCACACTGAAGATCGCCGCCGCTGCCGGTGTGAAGGACTTGCGTGCCGACGGCTCGGGTCGATACATCACCGGCTCCGGCATTCACCAAGCGCTCATCGTCAAGCAGGGCAGCGCGTGGCGTCTCTACAGCCCGATCAACGACGCGCATGCCACTCGCAATTTCGGGACGGCCCTGAGCATCGCCGCTCAGCACGTGGCAACGTCGCGGAGTCTCGCCGACCAGGCTGCCACGATGACCGATGCGGAGCTCCGCGAGGCCATCCAGTCGCCGGGCCTGGACCACACCCTTCGTCAGCGCGTGCTCGCCGAGAAGGCCGCTCACGAGTCGCGTACGGCACATCTGGACATCACCGACCGCTGGTACCAGTGATGACCGCCCGCCGCATCGTCGTTGTGCTCATCGCCGCGCTGGCCGGGGTGACCGGCTTGCACGCCATGGCCGCGATCGCCGTGCTCTGGAGCATCGCCGCCTTCGTCAACGCCTACCCGCGAAAGGACATCATCCGATGACCCGCATCAAGCCCCGCGTGATCAACCAGTGCAGCGCCAACGTGTTCGCCGACCCGGACGAGAAGATCATCGAGGTGACCGGTCCGGGCGGCGGGCCCTCTGCCCTGATCTCCGTGCGGTTCGGGAACGGCGGCCTCGTGATCGAGCCGTACCGGATGCGCGGTGACGTGCAAGTGATGGAACCGACACGGGCGGACGGCACGAAGGCTCAGCTGCTGCCCTCGAACCGTGGCACCGATCAGGGAGCCTGGTGATGACCCGCAGACCGACCGCCCCCGACTCCGCCCTCACCGTCCGGACAGTGGTCGCCCTGACGATCCCGCTGGTCTACATCGTCGTCCGGCTGCCGTCGCTCACGTCGCCCTGGGAGGCCGCGCTCACGTGGTTCGGGGCCTGCCTGTGCGGCGGCATTGCGATCGGCGCCCTGGAAGAGCTGGGCATCCGCCGGGTGCTCCGCGCCGAGCGCGTCCAGGAAGCCGCGACCGAGACCTTCGCCGTACCGATGCGCTGGCCGGACATCAATCAGGACCACCCGACCGAGCAGGCGATCGCCGCGGCCCGGCATGAGGCGCTCATCGACAACGGCGAAATCGTCGAGCCGAAGCTGTTCACCCACGAATACCAGCCGCTCACCCCGCCGCATGGGTTCGAGCTGCCGGGCTGGACACCCGAGCTTACAGACACCTACGTCGGCCGTCATCGCAGCGACGCCCGATGAGGTACCGCACTCGCCGCCCGAACTACCCGCTCCGCCGGGCCGTGCTCTTCCTCCTGCTCGCCTTCACGGCCGTCGTCGCGCTCACCCGCGGCTGCGACTACCTCTTCCCCGCGCCCGCCGCCGCCCATCCTCACAGTCAGGTTCGCTGATGAAACGACGCTTCGCCCTCTTGCTCGCGGTGCTGGCCGGGCTGGGTCGCCGGACCAGAACTGCCAGCACCGCGGCCACCTTACCCACGTGGGGTGACTACTCGATGATGCTGGCCACCACCGGCGCGGCTGGGCAGTTCTGGTCCGGCGACCAGGCCGGTGGGAAATGGGAGTGGGACACGGTATCCGCTACGGAGTCCCACATCTCGTGGGGCAATCCTGCCCAGTGGCCGCCCACCTACCACGAACAATTCGTGCGCCATACCGACCTTTCCGGCGATTGGGCGCGGCTGCCGGGATGGTTCGACAACGGCACGTTCTACGCCGTGCGCACGACGACGGAGTGGCAGGCCGCCGCGGATTGCCGGACCGGGCGCACCCCGCTGCCCGCCGGAGGAGCTCAGCACTACGTCCGCTGGCAGGTTCCGGCCGCGGCCTACTGCCTCTATGCGGAGGGCACGATCACTGAGCAGTCCACCGGCAACGTCATGCACTTCCAGCACCAGCAAGTGTGGTCGCCCCCGGCCGCGTGCGGCACCAACGCCTACGGCTGGACGGCTCCGAGTTGCATCGACCAGTGGGAAAGCTGGTCCGACGACATCGGCACGCCATTCGGGTTGAAGCTGGAACGCTCGGCCACGCTGGCGAAGGGGCTCGGCATGGCCTTCCGCATCCACCAGACCTTCCCAAGTGTGTGGGCTGCCGATCTCAAGTACGTCAGGGCGTGGTGATGATGGCTGACGACCGGCCCGTGGTGATCGATGCGTTCAGCTGCCAGAGCGGTGCGTCCGCGGGACTGGAGCAGGCAGCATGAAAGTAAGTGTCCTGGTGCCATTCGGTGCCGATGACAGCCCGGCCGGCAAGCAGAGAGCGAAGGTCTGGCGGCACAACATAAGACGGTGGGACGCACTGCGCACACAGGGCCTCATCGATGAGGTGATCGTGGGCGTCGACCGGCTGTTCGTGCCGATCGGCGAAGTGCGCGCCCAGATGATCGAGCCGCGACCGTTCAGCGTGTCCCGCGCGCTCAACGCCGCGGCAGCGCACGCACGCGGCGATGTGTTCCTGATGTTCGGTGCCGACCACGTGCCGGACCCGGCTGTCGTCGGCTGGGCCCGCGAGGAGATCAAGCGCCACCCGTGGGTACGGCTGTACGATCACGTGCTCTACGCCAGTGAGGCGGCCACCCACCTCATCGTGGACGGCCCTTTCGGCGAGAACCTGTTCAAGGATGCGGCAAACTGGCACCGGCACCCAGCGCCCTGCCCCGGCGTGCTCGCCGTGACGCGGTCGGCATGGCTGGCCGCCGGCGGGATGGACGAACGCTTCGCGGGTTGGGGCTACGAGGACACGGAGTTTCTCTCCCGGCTGAGCCACGCCGTGCCGGGCGGCTCGATGGGACCGAGCGGCTTGCCGCTCCGCGAGTTGTTCGTTCCATCCAACCGAGACCTGCGCGGGGAGAACCTCACGCTGTTCAGCAAGATCACAACCGAAAGGGGATGGTGATGGCCAAGGTGACATGCCCCGCATGTGGCGGAAGCGGCGGCAAGAACGAGACATGCGGGGCGTGCCGCGGCAAGGGATGCGCCACGTGCCAGGGCGGCACGGTCTGGAAGACCTGCAATGAGTGCGACGGCTGGGGAACGGTGAACCGCTGATGGCTGAACACCGGCTGTTCGATCCGGCCGATCCGCCGGAATGGCTGGACCCAGAGTGGTGGCGCGACCGCCCGCACTGCGACCACCTTGCCTCACCCACCGGCGCGCACGTCGCCCGGCTGCACGCCGCGGCCACGCTGGCGGCGAAGCTGGCCCACGAGACCAGCGTGCCGGTGGTCGACCTGGGCGCCGGCGATGGCGCGCTGCTGTCCCTGCTGCCGGAGACGGTGCGCACCAAGTCGTTCGGGTATGACGTGATCAGCAACGACATCATCTACGCCCAGCGCGCCCGTGGCGTCGAGCTACGCCCGACGGCGAACCTCTTCGATGACCTTGATTACTCAGAATTCGAGCTGGGTCCGGTTATCGTGCTCACTGAGGTGCTGGAGCACATGGCCAACCCGCACGGCTTCCTGGCCAAGCTGCACGCGCGGCCGGAGGTGCGCTACGTGGTGGCTAGCTCGCCGTACACGGAGACGCCGGACAAGCACGAGTGGAACCACGCGTGGACGTGGGATGTCGCCGGCTATCGGACGATGTTCGCCGAAGCGGGGTTCGACGCGCGCCAGTTCTACCTGATCGAGTGGTCGCAGCTCTACGTGTTCGAGGCTGTCCGATGAAACCGGGCATCACGGTCGTTGTCCCGACGATCCCCGTGCGGCCGGTCATGTTCGAACGCGCGGTTCGCAGTGTGTTCGAGGCCCGAGAGCAGATGCACCTGCGCTTCGGTGACAACGTGCCGGTCTACCTTCACACCCCGCTCGACGTCATGCGAGAGGGTGCGGCAGTCGTTCGACATCGCGGTCTGCTCGACGTGCGCACCGCGTGGGTGGCGTTCCTGGACGACGACGACGCCATGCACCCGGATCACCTTGTCGAGCTGTTCACCGCGGCAATGGAGCACCAGGCCGACTATGTCTGGTCCAGGTTCCAGATCAGGTTTCCTGATGGCCGGACGTTCCAGGGCCCGCAATTCCTGGGCGAGAAGGCATTCCAGCAGTGGAACGACGAGGACCCGTGCCAGACCACCGTCACCACGCTGGTGCGCACCCAGCTCGCCCTCGACGCCGGCGGCTTCCTGTTCGATGACGATGGGTCCGAAGTGGACGGCAACCGTCGCGGCGAGGATCATGTCTTCACGCTCCGATGCCGCAAAGCGGGCGGGACGTTCCGGCACGTGGAGAAGGTCACGTGGGACTGGTGGCACCACGGCCGGAACACGAGCGGCTTGCCGGTCTGGTGAGCGATGAAGAGCACTGAAAGGCTGAGGTATGCCCGATCGTCTGGGTGACGCGCTGGCCAACTCCGAGCCCTCGCGCCACCGCCTCTGCTGCCAGCACTGCGACTACGTGGCCCATGGCGCGACGGCGGTCGGCACCCAGCTGGCCATGCGGCTGCATCGTAAAACCGCCCACCCGAAGAAACCGAAAGAGGATGAGGTGACCGAATCACCCGAAGAGAGCGACGACGAACGCGCCCGGAGGCTGATCGAGAATAGCTCGCTGGGCACCCAGGGCGCTGACGAACTGGCATCGCGGGTGTCGGACGAAGCCGTGGCGGAGGTACTCCGCCGGGCCCACGAGCGTCCGCCCGCCGAGGAAGACTACGAAGCCGCGTGGGAGAGCGCGGATGCCGAAGAGATCATGGGCGGTCTGGAAGATGACGCCCTACTCGACTCGATCGCCAGAGGCGTCCAGGCTGACGAAGCTCCGGACGGGCTGACCCGGTCCCTGGCAGCGCTCCGCGATTCTGTCGACGACACAGACATCCCGGTGCCGAACACGGCCCGGGTAGAGCGCGGCGAGAATGTCTTGCCGCCACGCAACGAAAGGACCACACCCGACATGTCCGCCCAGGAAGAAGCTGCCCGCCTCCGCGCCATCGGTGAGGACACATCCGCACTCGGCGCGGTACAGCAGTTGATGCAGACCCTCGCCGATGCGCAGGCCAGCGTGTCGAACGCGCTCGGCGAAGGTCACAGCCGCATCGGCGATGCGCTGGCGCCGTTCCAGACCGCGCGGGACCAGGCCGAGCAGTTGCAGGGCGTCATCGCCGCCGCATACGAGAATCTCAAGGGTATCGCCGGGCAAATCGGCTGAAGAGTCGGCATGTCGGGCGGCCCATCCAACGGTCACCGATTCCGGCTGCTCCAGTTGCTGCCGGACTACCTCCGCAACCCTGAAGCGTTCGCCCGGCCGGGCCCGCCGTCCGCACCGCCACTCCCGTTGAAATTCACATGCCGGGGGTGTGGCAGCACGGTCGACCCGGAGAACGGTGTCTGCCACGGGTGCGCGGCCGTGTACGACTTCTAACGCAACGAAGCCCCCTCTCAGACCGCGAGAGGGGGCTTCGTTGCGGAGCTTACGACTTGTTCCGCGGCCCGAAAAGCACGGCCACGATGCCCAGCACGACCGGGATCGCCGCGCTCAGCCACGCGGGCATGTGCGTCACGCCGGCCGACTGGAGCCACGCCACCACGACGGTAGCCGGAACGGTGCCCAGGATGGCCAGCAGGGTCTTCGCGTAGCCGCCCAGCTGAGCAGGCCACTTCGGAGCCTCGACGGGCAGCTGAGGGTCCACGGGGCTCACTGGGCGAGCCTCGCGGCCAGCTTCGCGGCCACCCGCTCCGCGATGTCTTCCGCCATCTCCGGCGGCAGCGCCGCGGCCAGCTTGGCGTAGTCGATTTCCGGCTTGGCCGCGGCGTCCAGCTTCTCGTAGGTGTAGCGGATGAAGTCCACGAGTGTCGCCTGCGTGACGCCTCCGGCAGGTATCGGCTTGCGGGCCCAGCCGGGGTACCGATCGAGGTCACGCGAGCCGGTCAGCTGTTCCACCACCTCGAACAACGCGCGCCGTTCGTCAGCCTGCATGTCCTGGTCCTCTCTGTGGGTTTGGCCACCGATCAGGTGAGCGGCGGTGTACGCCTGGTTCCAGTCGACGGCGCCCGCCGAGCCCGGCAGGGTGCCACTCGAGCTGTACTGGTGGACGTCGTAACGCGTGAGATGGGGCTTGGCGCCGTACCGGGCGATCCAGAGCACCGGGTCTTCCGGCCACGTGTCCGGTTTGGCGGCTCCGGCGAGCGAGTCATTCATGTAGATGGCGGGCCGGACGCCCATCCCGCGCATGGCCGAGCAGAATGCCCGGCCGTGGTCGATGGCCTCGCGCGTGGACCAGATGTGAATGCTCGCGTTCGACTCGATGTCACACGCGGGCGCCACCCCGGTCCCGCCGAGCCTGACACACTCGGTCTGGAGCACTCGCGCTTCGGCCGCGCCATCGCCCGGCTGGGCGTAGACGTAGCCCCCGAACGGGATGCCGAGACGGCGGAACAAGGCGGCGTGCGCGTCGGCCGTCCACCACCGGCTGTCACGCTGGACGCGGTAGACGGAGGTGCCGTCGGCCATCTTGAGCCAGCCATATTCGACGCCCGGCAGCGCGGTCACACCGCGCTGGTAGTAGGGATGCAGGTCGACTCCGAGACCGGCCATAGGCTGTACCTCTCTGTGCGCGGGTGGACGTCAGTGTACCTCGATCAGTCGCTGCTCAGCGGCGTCAACCGCCGGCGCTTCACGCCGCGGATGAGCCCGGCGAGGAAGATGGCCGCGCGCCACACGGCGAGCAGGGCCAGCACCCAGAGCAGGACCGATCTGACCCACTGGAATATGCCCGGGTCGACCAGTGGCCGGAGAAGGTAGAGCGTGAAAAAGGCGAAGACGTCGCCGGAGAAACACACGACGTGCAGTCGGTGCGCGTCGCGGCGCCAGTTCTTGACGAAGATGAGGTACGGGACAAGGAACGCCGCACTGCCCAGCCATCCGACGACCAGCGCGATGGTGTTCCACGTGTTCATCTTGGCTCCCAGCCTTCCTGGTGCAGAGCCGCACGGATGCGCTCGCCGAAGTGGTTTGTTCTCAGCTCCGCGCGGATGGCGGAACCGAATCTCTCAGCATTCTTCCGGTATCGTGCAGCTTCGTCTCGCTCACGGGTGGCCTCTGCCATACGCTGGTCCAGGTCATCCGTCTCAGCGGTCCGGCGGTCCCGCTCGACCTCGTCCGGTCGCTCGGTCTCGATGTCCGGTGTCCGGCCCAGCACCCACCTCATGAGCTTGCTCACGTCCCACCACTCCCATCCGGAGGCGCCGGCAGAGAGGCGAGAAGCCGCCTCATGCTCTCCGCTACCGGGCTGAATTCCCGCTGAGCGATCTTGTAATCGATGATCGCCTCACGCTGGCGCTCGATCGTCTCAGTCTGTTTGTCGATCACAGTTTGCATCCGAAGCTTCTCGGCATCGAACAACGCCTGCATCTGGATCTTGTCGGTACGCTGCCGGTCGTTCCTGCGCAGCATGACGGTGGCCAGCACCGGCACGCAAATGGACAGCAGGGCGACGGCAATGCCGAGCAAGGCGATCCAGCGGTCGGGTGTCACGGTCTGTGCCTGTCTTTCATGCGCCGAGTGTAGGTCATCAGACAGCCCACGATGCTGCGTTGTCGTTGTACCATCGCTGGCTGATACCCCAGCCCTCCGCATTGGCTATCTGCACATTGCAGTTACCTGGGTTTGCTGTTGTGCAGTATGCCTTGATGAATACGTTGCACAGCATGTTCATATCATCGGCTTGCCAGTTCTTACCGAAAAACATGGTGCTCGCATCCAAGAACGCCACACCAGCTACCACGTTGATTGTCTGGTCCGCCGTCTCCGTCAAGTTTCCCTGACCATCCTTGAACTGGCACCAGATTTTCACAGTCTCATTGGTAGCGGAGGTCACGCGCACAATGGGGTGCACGAATACCGCAGGGTTGTACACGAAATTGGATCCGCGGCCCAGCTCTTTAGAGGTGGCATGGTTTGTACCACCGGCCAAGTTGGTCACCCATGGCCAGCCGTCGTAGACAAATGGGTACGACGGTGTACCCCATCCGAATCCTGCCAGCGCGTCAGTGGACATCATCGATGCGCCAGCCTGGTCAAACAGCTGGAATATCTTAGTGCCGTATATTGCATCGGTACTGATGCGAAGTAGTTTGCCGCCGGCGCCATCCCCCATGAGAATGTCGGCGGTACCGTCACCACTGGTGGAAGGTATGACCTGAACGTCCGTCACGCCGCCATGGCTGACCACGAACGGGAATTTCGATGCCCGGCCGTTCTCATCGATCTGCCGCTGCATCGTGTCGAGGCGCTGCACCAGCGCGGCATACTCGTTGACACTGGGCTCAGCCGGAGTATTGGCTACCATGCTGTCCGTCCTAATTGGTCACTGGGATGGCTTCGATTTGGTGCTCGATAAGCGGCACGCCCTCACTACCCACACCAGCTGACGAGTACCCCAGGATGCGCGAGGTGTACATGCCATCGGGCACCCACGGGTGATCGTTGACGACGTAGCTGCCGAAGTGCCCCGGGATGTAGGTGCCAAACCGAGGGTCGCTGTCGAGCAGGATGCGGGGCTTCCACTGCTCCATTTTCCGGCTGAACTGCGCGATATTCGCTCGCGCCCAGCTGTTCAGCGTGGCCGTATCTGACGCCGAGGTGTGGCTACTGTCCACAAAGTCCAGTAGCGGCCAGCCCTTGCCGATCAGGTCTGCCGACGTGGCATAGCCGTACAACTGCCCAGCCTCATTCCCGGTCCCCTTGACGAACGACGTCGTGACCAACGGCGAGCTGTCACCGGCCACCGCGAGATCCACCATCGAGCTGCCCAGGTCGAACAGCGGCGGAGCGCCACCTTGGATGAGGTAAGGATTGCCGATCAGCATCTTGTGCCGGACGTAGCGCGTCGAGCCCGCCGTGACGAGGTAGGGCTGAAAGAAGATGTCCGGCCCGTACTCGACCTGAGTCAGTTCCTGGAGCCGCTGACCCGCGCTCGCCGTCTCGTATCCGTGGTAGGTCCTGGTGTTGGTGTCGGATGCCACTGGCGTCGGCAGGTCGACCGGCAGCGCGGAGCCAGTGCGCACGGTCATGTTGGTGGCCTGGTAAACAATCTCGCGTGCGATGTTGGGCAGACTGTCCACAATGGTCAGGTCGGCCGTGGAGCTTGCAATCCCGGTCGTCGGATTCCACGTGCGGTTGTGCAGCACCCGGCCATTGAGATTCTCCCAAAACCCCTTACCCGTGATGATCGCCACGGGCATGTCGTCGATCATGCTGAATTCGGGGTTTTCCGTGATGGGGCCCGCTTGGCACACCGTGCCGTTCCAGATGACCGCCACGGAGCTGAACTGGCGCTCGGCCCACTCGCGCACTCGCACCCGGTCGGTGTTGTCTTCCAGCGGCGTGGCCAGCTGCCACGCCTCGCTGGCTCCGTTCAGGGAGGCCGTCCACGTTGGATCGTTCACCATGTCGACGTCGTAGAGCACGCGGCCGGTGGTCGTCTGGTAGACCACCGCCGTGTATTCCATCGGCACCGTTACCATGGTTTACCCGACCCGCTTGACAGTGATGCGGTTGGACGTCCAGGTGCCGTTTGCCCGGACCTGCGAAGTGCCCGTGTTGCCGGTGGGCTTCCAGCCGATGACGCCGGTGTTGTGCGTGCCGGAGCTGGCTGCGGTGTGCGTGCCGTACAGCGTGATCGAGTTGAACCCTGTGCCGTCCGGGTGCGTGCGCGGGCCCATGTAACCGGCGAGTGCGTCTGTGGCCACGAGCCCGGCGCCGGAGCGCCACACGATCCCGAGCGCGTCCTGATTGGACGCCGTGGCACAGGTCCAGGTCACGTTCGCAATGATCTCGTACTTGGCGCCCGCCACCGCCGTGTAGCTGGTCGTCACGTTCGACAGCACCTTCGTCGAGCTGTTCCAGGTGCCGCCCGCATCGGAAGTGATCAGGCCGGAGTCGCCAACCATGGCGCCGACGATGCCGGACGTGCCGGTCTGGATGGGGTACCAGCTGCCGTCGCTCCGCTTGATCTCCAGCAAGTCCGTGCCGATGGTGTACCTCAACTGACCGACGCGGCCCGCGCTGTCGGAGTCGCCCGGCAGCATGAGGCGCACGGCGCCGACGAGCGATGCCGTCTTGCGCAGGTCGGTGAGGGTGATGACGCCGGACGTCGACACCTGCGCGCGGGCGAGCGGGATGCCGACACCGCCGGCACCGTCGCTGAAACCGGTGTAGACGCCCTGGGCGTTGACGGTCATGGGGTCCGACGGCGACGCGGCCGGCGTGCCGGTGATGACCTCGATCCGGCACGGGTTGCCCCCGGGCGGAGTGTCGCCGCCGATCGCCGCGTCGTACATCCGCATGATGACGAGGTCATTGCGCGGGTTGGACGCGGGCGCAGTGTCGCAGGCGATGGCTGCCACGGCGTCGAGCGTGCCGGGGTACGGGCCCTGACCGCTCCGGTGCGCGATGCCCCATCCAGGCGCGACGTTCATCGTCAGGCCGACGACGTTGTAGACCAGCAGGTCCGACATCAGCGTGAGCCCGGTCGTCGGGATGACGCCGCTGCGCGTGCCGTTCATCGGGGTGGCATCGTTGTTCTCGAACAGCATCTGCATAAGCTGCCGTCCGAATTTCGCATCGTTCTTGAGCTGGGCCGTCCATACGCCGCGAGCAACCGCGTTGGTGGGTGCCATGATCTTTCTCCCTACAGATACGCGGACCGCATGGTGACGGTTGCCGAGCCGAGACCGGAACCGCCGAACACGAGCGAGCGGGAAGCACCGGGCGGTACGGTGATCCACTGAGCAGACGAGAGCGCGGCCGACCGGTCGATACCGTCGACGGTGACGCGCCGGGTGAACGGGCTCATGTCGATGACGAGCGTCTGGCCAGTGTTGATCTGGCCGGTGTACGCCACCGACCGGCCGGTGGCCGGATCGGTGACAGACGGGTTGATCATCGGTCCGGCGATCGAGAGGAGCGGGTAAGCGTCGGCATTGCCGTTGTTGACCACGGCCATGACGCCGGTGCTGGTCGGCGTGCCCCAGTCCAAGCCTCCGCCAGTCACCCAGTTCAGACCGCCACCGGTGGCCCAGTCCAGCCCGGACGTCGAGGGCGCGGCCACGGACGCGCTCGCCGTCTGGAGCACCGAATCGAGGAAGCGCGGATCGTTGGCTTCGAGCGGGATCTGAAATTTCATGGCGTACCCGCCGGGCAGCACCGTGACGTTCAACTCGTCGTACAGCTCGACGCTGATGAACCGCGCGCCGAGCCGCGACGTGCGAGTGTAAGTGACCTGTCCGCCGTCGGTGAAGATGCTGCGCATGGCGTCCGCCTGCTGTTCCGCCACAAGTCCGCTGGGGCACTCCACTCCGCCCTCAATGGTGAACCGGCGGACGTCCCAGTAGGACCGGGCCCGGTACCCGCCCAGGCCGTAGGCGCGCTTCGTGCGGCGCATCTTCGGGGGCGGAGTCGAGGTGCCGCCCTCGATCACCGTGGCCCACCACTTGCACCCACCGTCGTCAATGGCGTTGATCAGCAGGCTGCCCAGCTGATGCGTCACCGTGTGGATCGCTGTCACCATCAGCGCACCGCCCATCGCATACGGTTTGAGACCTTGGCAAGCACCTCGTCAGCGTCCGCACCGATCACGGTCACGCCGCCCAG